ATAACTTTTAAGTGATATAATTCATATTGGAGGAAGTGATTTTTCTGAACAAAGATCGATTTTTGCGGTTGTTGATTGAACTGTTTTCAAAATATGAGAGTATGATAACCTTGCATTCCGCCGTGATCAGCGAGCTGCTTGCGGTCCTGAAAGGCGCAGGTGTCGAAGGGCAGTTCCTGTCAAAGCTGGAAGAGTATCTTTTCAATCTGAACTCATACGGAGATGATGCGATCAAAGGGAAAGGAGCTCCCATGGAGCACCTCGCCGGAGAAGCTCCGCTCTGTTCGATGCGTTTTCCATTTACGTCATCCAACGTTCGGATCCTGTTCGTTTATCAGGAGGGGCACCTTTACTTATTGGCTGCTTTCTATGAACGGGCAGGCAAAAAGAAAACCAGTTATTCAGCATATACTCCAATCGCAAGGCAGCGTTTAGAAGAATTGTTAAAGGAGAGATGAACATGTCCTGCAAAGCAACGTTGACTGATCTGGTGGAAGCTCTGACCCAGAGCATGTCTGTTGTAGAAACAGCTAAGACCGCGCTTCACATTGAACTCAGTCAGATCATCCGGGAGGCGCGCAAGCAGCTCAATTTGTCCCAGAAAGAGCTTGCCGAAAAAATGGGTGTAAAACAAAGCCTCGTATCCCGCTGGGAAAGCGGCGAATGCAATTACACCATCGACACCTTAGTGGAAATCGCAAATGCGCTCAAGCTTTCTGTACAGTGTCCCTTAACTTTTGATGAAGTATCTGTCTCTGTTCAGCTTTTTCCTGTGCGTTCGCAAAGTATTCATACCGTTGTTTCTGAGGAAACCGAGTTCTCAAACGCGCTCCGTATTGATTTCAAGAAAGTGGCACCGGGAGGGATCGCATCGTGAATGTCAATGAATTTTCGGCCAACATCCAATATAAAAACAGTTTCATTACAGAATGCACCATTACAAACAACTTGCTTGATATTGGCGATGATGCTGTTTTGAAAACAGACGTAAAGGTGGCAGTGAGCAAGCTTTCACTTTCTGATGATGAAACAGAAAAGCTGGGCAAGGTTCGTTTGACCCTTGATGGAAGTTATTCTGTTCCGGACAACACCGATGCCAAGCTGGAATATCATATCGTATTGATCGGCGAGTTTTGCACTTCTGCATCCACAAAAGATGAAGATTTCACCGCATCCTTGTGGCTGAATGGTTCAACCGCTCTCTATAGTATCGCCCGGGGTAAAATCGAAACAATTTCTACCACCGTCCTGAATAACGGTAAGATCATACTTCCCATGGTAAATATGATGGAGCTTCTAAGGGCGCAGTTGGGGGCAGACTCCTCAGAACATACCAATTAAAATCGTACTGCAGACCCCGCCGCGCCTCTCAACGATGCGTACCATGGTGGGGTCGTTTTTATTGCAAAAAGAATCCCCGGCAGCTCTGTACGATAGAGCCGCCGGGGCCAGATGGGGAATCTGTCTGTCGGAGAATAATCATAGGATAAGAAAACACGCCTGCTGAGCAATTTCATTGTACCATGATCCTGCTCAGCGCACAAGGAGCAATCATGGCAAGAAAAAAGAAAGTATCTCCCGGGAACCGTCTGGTTGCCTACTACCGTTACAGCGGCGGTTCCCAGCAGACCGAGCAGAGCATCGAGGGCCAGCGCCGGGACTGCGAAGCC